TGTTTGAGTGTAATCAAGTTCAAACCCAAAAAGGTTTAAAAATGATCGTAGATCTTCGTTGTCCCAGTCAGATGTTGCTGAATATATTTGTGTAACTTTGTAAATGTCAGGAATATATTTATATAAATTATCACCTGTTCCGTAATTTTTTACAGAAACGCCTGTTACATCTCCAGCTCTTACCCATGCGTACGTTAAAGTGTTGTAAACAAACATAGAGTAGTAAAAAAATGCTTCTGGGCGAAGATTTCTATCGTCGTAGTAAGTTTGTAGAATTGCTTCCTTTGGAGAATCAACGATTATGTCGCCATCCCAAGCGTTTACAGGGTAACCATAACTGTTTCTTACAATACGTAGGTTTGACCACCTACCACTTGGTGAAGACCATTTAATTTGTACATACCCATGGTCAATAGAGTGCGCGGTAAACGAGCCTGCTAAGTAACTGACGGCTGCGGAAGATCCGTAGTAACTTAGTCCGTAATAATCAATTCCGTAACGTGCCATTAGCTTAAGATACCCCCAGTAAGAGTTAAGCTGATGTCTGTTGTGTAGTCTGTTTCTGGAATCTCGTTAACGTCGCACACAACATCTTCGACAGTTAAAGCTGTTACGCCTTCTGTGACAGACACTCCTGTTGTTGTAACGTTTGTAGCAATACATACATAAGAAAACGTGGTGCTTGTAACCGCTGTTACAACGTAAGTACCATTAAAAGTAGCGTCAACATCTTTAACTTTAACGGTTGTTCCAACTGTTAAAGCATGTGTTGCGCTTGTAGTAAGGGTGGCTACATTTGAAGTCAATACTTTGTTTGTTATGTTATAGGTTTTGTCGCTGTCTTCTCTAACAAGTTTAGTGATAGAGACTCTACCCACGCCTTCTACAGCCGCAATTGTAGTCATAACATCTTGTAAAGTAATTCTGTCACCAAACGCAACGTTTTCAAAAGCTAGTAGCTCAGACAAAATAGCGTACACATCTGTCTCTACAAGTGATTGCTTGTATTGAGGAAGAACTGTTATTGATGCGTCAATCAAAACCGTTACGTAAGATGGTGGTTGAAATGTTACGGTTGTGTTAGCTGGGATTTTATCTGTCATATACGCGGAAACAGTTGTTTTTAAATTATTAAAAGTTGTAGACGGTGTGACCCCGTCTTCTTGCACACCTTTGTCTCCGTAAGGGGCAAAATACACAGTAACACTTGTGTACACATCTGCAATAGATGTTGCTTTAGCTACTCCAGAAACTTGGACTACAAGAGACGCGTAATCAGATAGTGACACCGCACGGTTCAAAGTTTTAATACTTGAAGGTGCTGATAGACGAATTGAGTCCGTGCTTTCTTGATCAGCTCCACCACTGGCTGCGCCAGGTAGGGCTGTGGATATGTACTTGTTAAGCACTGTTAGACCTGAAGCTGAAAAGTTAGTAATAAACTTAATAGTGTTAGCGGCCACATTTCCTGCAGCCCCTCCACCTATTCTGTAAGTGGCTGTAATTTGTGCGGTATTAGGCGGAACGCGGCCACTAATTCCATCACCAAAAATAACAGATGTAACGCCGTCACCATCTGTGTATGTGGAAAATACAGGATCATAGCCATTGTAGTCAATAAGGTACGGCACTTCAGTATAGTTAGTCCCGTTTACAGCAATTGAAATACTTCCATTAATTACAGAAGACTCGTTTAGTTCAAAAGTTTGATTTACAGTTCCATTAGATTCACCAATTGCCTCATTGGTTACGGTTGTACCCTGTGTGACGGTCACTGTAGTTGTTGTAGACCCCGCCGGAACAACAACTTCTGCGTCTGTTTCAAATACAATTTGAGTTGTAGACGCGTTTGAAACCGCGGAAGTTGCAACTCTAGTAAGTCTAGGGACAGTGATGTTAACAGCTGAGGTGTTACTAAATGTTACTGTGCAAGTTGCAGCTGTTGGTTCTGTTGGCTTATAGCCTAAAAGTTTAGCTAATTGAAGCACGTTTTCGCGTTGACTTGCTGTAGATATAAAAGCCTCGTTAGCTGACTTATCGATGTAATAGTTAAGAATGTCGCCCATGTACGCAAACGTCTCAAGGATAGTCATGCCAAAATCCGCAGGGTCGCGGTTGGTCCAAAGAGGTGCGTAGTAAGGGATTAGGTCTACAAGGTCGGCGCGAAGGGCGGTGTAGTCTCTCGAGGTGTAGTCCACCTGTGGGATGAAATTGGTTGCCATTAGCGGTTTACCTCCAAGATAACGTCTCCTGATCGGCTAAGGATAGCCGTTTTAATTTTAACGCTTTGTTCATTTTTTTCTTTTTCGTACTTGTATTGTACGGTAGCAAACAGGTATCCGTCTGCTGGGTCTACCTCTACAGTCACTCTGGTAAGGGTTAGTGGTTTTAACCATTGGGAAAAGCCTGCGGCTACTGCCTGCTGGATGATGGATTCAGCAGTATTTTCTGACTCAAAGACTGAATTGCCGGCCTCGGTGCCGTAGGTAGGGCGCATAACGCGCTCATTTAGTCTAGTCATGACGACTAGAACTACGCGGTCTTGCCAAATCTTTTTTTCATCTGATGTATAGGACACCGAACCCGATGAATCAAATGAGAATGGTAAAGAGATTGCTCTTTCGGTCATGGTAGGACTCCCATCCATACTGGAAAGTTAGGGTCTCCTGCTATAAACATTACCCATACTTTTTGATCTAAATTAGGCACTCCTCGGTGCGGAGTATGCTCGTTAAGGTCTGCCGCATCATCAAAAGCTGAACCGGACGCATCATTCCATTTTTTATCTTTGTCGTAATCGGTTTCATGAGCGTGATCCAGAAAGTTAGCGCTGTCTGGGGTTTTACCGGTGTGATTGTTGGTGTGAGCGTCGTGAGCAAGGCTTATTACCACAGGGTGTGTATGAGCGGTTCCAGCGCTAGCAGCGCCTGTTGTAACGGTAGTGCTGTGGGTAGCGTGGGTAGCGTGTGCCTGCAGCAAGGAAGCCACTTCTGAAGCTAAATGCTTTTTATGGTCCGGGTGATCGGCGTTAAATATCACAGGCATACAAGGGTCTGCCCACTCAGTTATTTCTTGACCTAATACTTGAGGAACCATTAGTTGAATCCGCTGGTTATCTTCGGGGTCTTCATTGTTTACACATATGCCCAAATAAATTCCATAAAATCGTTTATCAAAAGTCATTATTATGCCCCCTTCTTCAGTACGCGCTTGGTAATTATAGGGGATTTACGTGTTTTGGGAATTATGTTGTTTAGTGTGCGGGTAGTGCTCTTCCAAACAGGTTCGGTTTGATTGCGTTTAGCGGCAGGTATTTGTTTGCGGTTGGAGGATCCGCCAAAAGTACCTTTGGTTTGAGGGGTAGGAAATTTTGAAGGAGCGCTCAATGCGGTTTTTGGAACAACTTTTGTTTGTTTTACATTTGGGATAATTGTTCGTTTTTCAAGGTAATCTGGAGAAGTAACTCGTTTATTGTCGGCCCACGCCTCTGCAGTACCTAAAGAGTCTATGCCGACAGTCATAACTGTTGTATAAAGTTGTTGATTGAGCTGTTCTTCAATAATTCTATGCTCAGCATCAAGAACTACCCAGTACCCTGAATAAGTTGTACCAAGTCCATCTAAGAAAACTGGAAGGTCAGGGCGTATATCCGGGTTACCTAACACCTCAACACGCGCTCTGTAAGGAAAAGTGTTTCTATTCTCCGCAGCTTCAGCTTCATACCCGGCTGTTTCTATATTATTAGCTACAACTGAGGTATCAAAATGATTAAAAATTTCAGACTGTTGTTTACGTCTTGTTTTTCTATTTTTAATTTGTTTTGTCATTGCAATTCTTGAATTTGAAGTCTTATCAACTCCACTAATTGCTACTGCAGATTTTTTAGCATCTTTAAAATCTAAGCTTTCTCCAAGTAATGGTTTAAAAGAGTAAATAGTTGACCCTTCAGGGTCAGTTACCCCTCGCATAATGAATTTAGGGGCATTTTGTCGAAGATTAGTAAAGTCTTCTAGAATAGGTTGAAAATAAAGCTCAGTGTTTTCTGCTCTCAATGTATACCCGGATTGTTTAGCTAAACGAACCATCAATTCCCAGTCAGTATGGCCGGTTTGAGATATCTGTGGATAAACACGTGGATGCGGGAAAGGGTTGCACACAAAAGAATGCTTTGTTGCAATAGTCTTAATTACACGGTCAGCTGTAGTTTCTTTGTAAACAGTCTGAGAAGGGTTGCCCATAAGATACGAGGCACCAATAACCACTACTTCGGTAAAGTTTTTACCCGGAGTCTGGTCAGTTCTTACATGATGCACGTACCCATAAAAATTTCTTCTTGTTTTTGTTCCCGTAATAATCAATCTTACTGGGGTTTTTGGCTGTACAACGTCGTACTCTACTCCCCAATCTCTAAATTGAATTACAGCAATTTCGTGTTCAAAACGTGCTTGTTTAATTGTGGCAGAATAAGTGTATTTAGGCCCTAAAGCTGTACCTGGAAATTCTACTTGAATATGATTAAACATTTGGGATTCTTAATATGGTTCCAGGGGTAATTTCAGTCAAATTTGTAATTGAAGGGTTGTACTCAGGAATGATCCACCAATACCCTGGTCTTTTATAATATTTATAAGCAATTTGATCAAGTCGTTCCCCTTGAACATATGTATGTTCCCAGTACT